ATGGGTACAATTACAAAACGCACAACCACAAATGGCAAAATTCGCTATGTTGCCAGTGTTCGCCAAAATCGCAAAGGTAACAATTTTAGTCAATCCAAGACATTTAGTAAAGAAAGTTTGGCAAAAGAATGGATTAGAAAAACTGAAGCTGAATTGGAGCTAAACGGTAACATCGCCAAAAAACCCACCAATGATACACTTGCTAGCTTGATTTTACGCTACCGTGATGAAGTGGCAGAGCAGTTTAATCCTAAATACACCAAAAATCTAACCCGTATGGCAGGCTATCTAATTGCCAAAAAACAGGTAGGCACACTCACACGCCAAGACTTTTCCGCTTTTGCTTTGTGGCGATTTCGTGGTGATAATGGTAATGATGGTGTCACGCCATCTACTATCAAGAGTGATTTTTCATTTTTGGGGGCGGTGATTGACCATGCTGTTACCGCTTGGGGGCTGCCAATTGAAACTGTACAATTTGAATTGCAGCAAGCTAGCATTGCACTACGAAAAAGGCGGATTATTACTAACTCCAAATCCCTTGACCGCACTCCCACCAATGACGAATTAACCACTCTAACGACCTATTTTTACAATCAATGGCTCAGGGGGCGAACTACAGTACCTATGCACCTTGTGATGTGGCTTGCTATTTATACTGCAAGACGGCAAGATGAGCTAATGAATTTACGTCTATCTGATTTTGACCGACACAACGCTCAATGGCTTGTCCGAGATGTCAAAAATCCAGATGGCTCAAAAGGCAATCATAAATATGCTCATCTTGAACCAAACGCTCTAGCTATCATTGATGAACTGTTACAGCCCAACGTTAGAAACCGTATGATTTATTCAGGTTATGGTGATGAGTTGCTTATCCCTGCCAATACTCGTACCGTTGGATCCTATTTTAGCCGTGCTTGCCACGTCTGCGAAATTGACGGCTTGCGTTTTCATGACTTACGCCACGAAGCCGCTACACGATTGGCGGAAGATAACTGGAGCATCCCACAGATTCAAACCGTTACTCTACATGCATCCTGGAAAAGCCTACAACGTTATGTCAATCTTAAAAAACGACCAGAACGGCTTGATTATTGGGATATCTTAGCCAATCTTGACCCCAAAACTGCCATCGCCCCTGCACCGCGCCACATTAATGACTTAGACATCAAAAACGCTCAAATTGCCATTGATAGAGCCATTTTGACCGCTCCAACCACACCTTACCCCGCCATTAACAACCTACTGACTGACTTTATTGCCAATTTTAAGCCATCAAAAAAAGTAGTGGACAGCTTTAAAGAGCGGGCAGAAATTGATAATCTATTTTTATTTGACGGGTTAAGACGGCAATTTGTCATCGCCTACACCCAAAACGCATGGGAAAAATGGCTCATAGAGCGAGTTACCCCAAAACTTTGGGTGGATATGCCAAATGGTACAACGCACTTTTATATACCAACACTTGACGCGTTAAAAATCGATGGTAAAAGCGTTTGTCGGTTTGATGATAAATGGGTAGAGATTGGGGCGTATTTTGAAGCGGTGGGGACTTTAATTACAACACATAACCCCCTGTAAATAGTTGTGTGTCATAATAAAATGCTTGACAAATAAAGGGGATTGGGGATAATGTGCGTAAGGTGTCGTAGCTTCAATAAACAGCGGATAACTGCAACCGAAATTTTAGCGGTTTTATTTTGTCTAAAATTCCCCTGTTGGAATCCCAACACTGCAAAATAAGATAAGTTTTCACTCCTGAAATTCCAGGAGTGCAGAAAATCCCTAAAATTCCACTCCGCAAATTTGCGGACTGTAAAAAGTTATGTTGGGGGTGGTGGTGAAATAAGGTAGTAATACACGAATAAACCCAGCCGACTATTGACGGCTTTTCAGCCCCCCAACACCATTTGGCATTTTTTGTAAAATTAAGGGTTGCAAATTTGCATATTTAAAAATTCAAAAAAACATTTGACAAATAAAAATGGATTGGGGATAATGTGCGTAAGGTGTCGAAACCGAATAATATAGCGTTACCCATATACGAAAATGTGGTTTTTTTGTATCTGAAATTCCTTAATATATGTACTCTAGGAATTCCTAGACTGAAGGTTTATGTTAAGGGGGCGGAGAAATAAGGTAGCAATACACGAATAATCCCAGCCGTCTATGTTCGGTTTTCGAACCCCTTAACGCCCATCTTGGGCAATTTTCGAAAAGTAAACATAGGAGTTCGTAATGAACAATTCTCTCTCTGTTGCAAACATTGCAATTTCTACTCACAACAATCTTTTTTCTCTTAATGATTTACACAAAGCAAGTGGTAATGAGAAAAAACATCAACCCGCTTTGTTTTTAGCAAATAAGCAAACCAAAGATTTAATCAGCGAAATTGAAAGTGAAAATACCGTTGCTTATCATACTATTAACGGCGGTAAAAATCGCGGAACTTATGTCTGCCGTGAACTGGTTTATGCCTATGCCATGTGGATTAGTGCAAGTTTTTATCTAATGGTTATTCGTACATTTGATAGCTTAAATACTGGGGCAATACCTTGTTTGGATAATGACACCCTTTCCACCAAAGAAGAACGTAAACCTTTAGTCAAAGCCGTGATTATGCTAGTAGATAAAAGCAATTTAAATTATGATGAAGCTTGGAATTTAGTACATCAGTATTTCAATACCAAACCAGTTAGTAAACTAAAAAGCTATCAAATCAAAGAAGCCATTGCTTATATTCACGGTTTGATTGTGGCAAATGCCCAAACCAGCAAAAACGCCATGCCAAAAGTGGATGATGAATTTTTGTTTGATACGCTATCGGGTGCAGCACAATATTTAAAAGAATATGCTGATGTGTTAAAATCTTTAAAAAAGTTCTTGTTTTTTAATGAAGAAATGGGTAAAGGCACTTTTAATTTTGTGATTGGCAATATTGACAATATCGCCAAATTATCAGTAACCATGAATTTACGCAACTGTGAAGGCAGACCAATGTTTGAACAGCGGCGGATTAATTTTTACCATGGTGCTGCCTTAACTTGGTAACTGTGTAAATTTGGTTAAAAAGCCCCTATCTTTGGATAAGGGCTTTTTTATCAGCTCTCATTTTTGCTAACTCGCCCATCACTCGTTAAAACAGGCAAATTGTAACGCCCAGCTGCAGGCAAATTTTGCGTACCGCACCAGCGATAAGCCAAAACACGACTTTTGCTAAATGGCTTGATATTGACAGCGTCGCCTTGGTTGCCGCCCAATACCATCAAATTACCGTATCTATCACGCCCCACCACAAGCCCCACATGACCACCGCCATCACGGCTAAACACCACCACGCAGCCATAGGCGGGTTTATCTAGTTTTGTGCCAGCGGCCGCCCATGCACGAGCCAAAGGGAATGATTTTGGGATATGATGAGCCAGATTTGCTTGTGCAAATACAAACGCCATAAAGCCGCCGCACCACGCGGTCTCATCGTTTTGCCAGACTTTTTCGCTAAGGCGGCTTTCTTGGTTTGTTGCCGTAAATGCCGTTTTCCACATCTGCACAATGATTGGATTATGCTTTGTGCCGTTAATTTCTTTTTGCCCAATGTATTCACGGGCAATTTTTAGCCAGTTTAGTTCATTTGTCATTTTGACCTCCAGTAAATTTATCGATTTTGTTGTTTGCAAATTTAATCATCTTGTCCACAGCATTACCGCCCATATGCCCGCTAAGTGCAACCCAAACAGCGGTTAGCACTTCTTCGGTTTGCCAGTGCCGACAAATTAAAAAAGTAATCAGCCCCGCAAACAAAGACAACACCAGCTCACCTAGCAGACTTAAAAATATTTTGCCTAAAGGTTTTGGCGTGGTTGCATTATTAAGACGCGTAATAAATGCCGCTAAACCGCCAATAAGTGATAAAAACAGCACCCAGGGCAGTACAACGATGAGTTTTAAAAGTTCTGATTCGCTCATTCTTTCTCCAAAAAAATAAAAAATCCTCACTAAGTGGTAAGGATTTATGGAATAAATTACTACTAATAACTAGCTAATAGACACGAATTAAATTCATGTAAATCTTCAAATCGTAGTAAGTAATTTAGTAAAAAATCAGGTAAATGTCTTGTGTAATTTGTATCAATCTTATCTAACAAATGTATTGCTTCAGACGCCCATTGTGTTCTAGTACCCATAAAGAGTAATGGGCTATGGTGTTTATCTAACACAACGGATATAGGTGCATGAGCTGACCCTGAATTTGCAAAATAACTAAATGGGAAAAATATTTTACAGATGATAATAGTACGATAGTTATCAGCATTGTTATATAAATCATCTGGAAATGATAGTGTTGGTAAATCTGAATCATAAATTAATTCACCATTTTTATTAAATATTTCTAATCCTAAACCAGATTGTCTAACTGGTGGATTTATATCAAAAAATAAAATTTTAAATGGTTCTTTTGTGCATACATCTATCAACAAATCACGATGGCTTTTATTATGACTATATTGCGGATAATGTTTTAAAAACTCTTTTTTGTGGATTGCAATAAACACTCTTGCAATACGTTTATTATCTTGTTTAAACGATAACTGTGCGTAACCAACACCGTATTTAAAACTAACACCCACAATTGGATGCTTAATATGATTGGGTATTGGTATATCCCAAACAAAACCAATATCACTGTTGTCTCTTAAATAATCTCTAGTACCAAAAGCATTATCATTAATGTTTTTAGGTACATCTAACGTTTGTTCATGGACTAAACCAACATTAAATGCATTCTCATCAATAATGATTCCGTATTTACCTTGTATTTCAAACATAATTCTCCCTATCTATTCAGTTCTAGTAATAACGCACTGTCTGAGTATTCTAAAAATTGTTGTAATACTGCATTATTTATATACAAATAACTATCATGGTCTCTATCTAAATCCACATAAGAGGATATTAATAAATATCTAGCTTTTTGTGGATTATTAGATAAAAACTGTTTGATTTCAGCTTTATTTTTAAATACTTTTGCAATTCTTAATACGGATTTATCCATACCAAGGATTTTATTACCGTTATTGTCAAATACCTCTAACCCAACTGGCATATTATCTCCTTACCATAACCCTAAACGCACACGTAGTGTATTATTGGTGTCATACACCAAAAGCACACTGTCTTTAATCTCAAGTCTTGCCCCATGTTCGGCGGATTTAAAATGCCCAATGTTAGCAGACAACGCTGATAAGCTATTGATACTTGCTTTGTTTATTTTAGCTATATCAATAGACCCATTCTGTATATAAGCACTATCTAAATATGTCCCAGCTGGCACAGTAACTCCATTGACTATTTGTGGCGAAGTATAAACATTAAATAGCTTTTTATTGTTATTTGGATTGCCAATATAAAATTGGTCAGCGTTAATACCAAAACGACTGGTAATACGACCATTTTGTAATTCGCTTATCAACCCATAGCCACTTATTACACCATTATTATCAACAGTAACCGCTTTAATTGCACGCACGCCATTAACTGACTGCTCCACGTTGCGAATGCTGGCGGTCTGACTGTTTACGGTGGTTTGCAGGGTAGCAACTTTTTGGGCGGTGGCGGTGTTTTGGGTGGCTTGGGTCTGTTTAAATTCGTTCAAACTCGCATTAGTTGCATAAGGCGATAAGTCCACATTACTGTCTTCTGGGGCGGGTGTCCAATCGGTTGCAATTGTGCCACGCTCTAGTTTGATTTTATCAATGCGGTTGTTGGAGGTCGCGATACTTGGGTAAAAGTACACATTTAAATGCGTGTTGTTTGGCGTGCGTGGCGTGTTACCATTCATCGGTAACTTCCACAGTCCCTTGCCTTGATATACACCATCTGCGATTTTAGTAAGTTCAAACAACTCAGTATAGCCTTGTGTGTTATAAACACCAATACCTGTGCGGTCTAAGCCCATATCGCCCCATAATGTTACCACTACATCATCACCCACATTTGGTGCAGCCGTGAGTTCAAAACGGTGCATATAATTGGCGTTAGACACATTGGGCGAGCTGTTTTTGAGTAAGTTGCGACCGCCCACGCTTAAGCTGTCAAATTTGGCATTCAAATTTTGTGTGGTCTGTGCGATGGCACGGTTTGTGTCCGATACCGCTTTTTCGACATTGCCAATTTTGGCAGTGGTAGCGATATCAGCTTGTTTGTACGCCGTGTCCATTGCTGTGATTTGTTGGCTTAGGGCAGTATCGGCACTCATTAGGGTTTGGCGTAGGGTTTCAAGATTGGCACCCACATCACTTGCCAAGCCTGCCACCTGCATTTGCCACACATTGTTATCGGTGCGTGTCCAAAAACTTGACACTCGCACAAAACTGGCAGTTTCGCTGTTAAAAGTTGCATAATCCCCACCCCTTGCGATGATTTGCCCCTTGATAAAGTTTTTGCCATCGTCATACCACATCACACGCAGATTGCTAAAATTGCCTTCAAATGAGCGTATTTCATACACGGTATTTGTTTTAACGGCAATAAAATCGCTGGCACGGTGGCTCGCCCAAGCGGTCAGTTGTCCACCATTGTTTTCGTCCAAAAAGTGTCCGTTTGTGGCGGTACTTACTTTAAACAAATTGCCATTATCAAAGTGTGTTGATAGCCGTTCAATACTCACCGCCTGTCCGTTTTGGGTCTGTTTAATCGCAGTGATTTCGCTGTTGGCGGTATCGCTTGCCGTTTTTAATTGACTATATTTTTGGGTCAAATCACCTGTGGTTACACCCAATTCACGGATTGACGATGTATGACCACCCACCGTTTGCGTTAAATTAGCGATTTCCTGAGTTTTGGCAGTATTTGCCGATTGCAAGGCGGTAATATCACGGATGGCGTTGGTAATGCGGTTACGCTCGGTTGTGATATTAGTGGTGGTGGTTTGTAGCTCACGGCGAGTGGTAGCAAGGCTATTATTCAATGTGACAAGATTGCCATTTACTGCCATTACTGCATTTTCTAAGCCACCGATTTTGCCAATCGGTGTCCGTAAAGTCTGGTCAAGATGACTATCACGGATTTGACCAGATATAATGTCAAGCACTTTGTCAGCTCTGGCATCTGTTGTGCTAGACACCCATGCCGTCCAGTCTGACTGATTGCCCAATTTATCTACAATTCTTGCCCGGTAAAATTGGGTTAAATTGCCTTGCAGTCCCGTAATTTCGTGCTTACTAGTGGGATAAGCAAATGTGCCAAGGCTTGTGATGTTACTTCTGCCATCTGGCGAGACTTGGATTTCTGTAAAATTGGTGTCGTCTGAGCCATTGGCAAACCCCCAAGCCAAATTCATACCAAACAACACCCCTGTCGCACGAATGAACGCAGGGCGGTTAGGCTTGCCAGTTTTACCTTGGACTTGTGTCAAGGCTGAATGTGTGGCGAGGCTTGCTTGCCCAAAAGCACTAATGGCGGTCACTCTTGCTTCGTATTGCCCTGCATACACCCCAGCGATTTCAATGCTGTTTGTGCCTGTTGGTGGCAGGGTTTGCCAGTTGCCGTTGTCTTTTCGCCATTCAACCGTATATTTGACCGCACCAGCCACTTGTTCCCAGCTGATGATAAGGGTAGTAATGTTTACACCTTGATTGACTGTGTGATAGCTTGATAAATTGACCGCCTTGGCTGGAGCTTGCACCGTCGGATTGATGACGCTGATGGGTCGCTCATCAATGTATGCTCCTGTGTCAATAGCATCATATTTGGCAGGGTTGTATTGTACGGCAGTGATGGTAAACTGGTGGTTTTCGTCCGCTGTTACCGACAAAACTCTAAATTTCATCGTGGCTAAATCGGTGCTATCCAGCACCCACACGTTTTCCACGCTGATGTTGCCAAAGGCTTTTGTTACCGTGATTTTATCGCCAACCACAGATTCAATTTGTCGTCTTTGGCTTACCCCATCATCGCCATTGATGACCAGCGTGTCACCTGCTTTGGCGGTAATGGTACGGTCTAGGGTAATAACAGTCTTTTTGTCATTGATAGCAAGCACACGCCCACCCGTAGCACGCCCTGCAAATAATTCATCGCTAATCTCAATCACTTTGGCAGGGGCAGGGATATAGCCGTCCAAACCGACCTTAAATGTTACCATGCGAGTTTCAAGCTGTTCAGACTTTAACGCCCATAGCCCCGCACGCTGGGCTTGCCCTTTGGATGTACAGCCCCATGCCGAGATGTCAGCAACACGCACGCCGAATTTGGCAATGGCTTTTTCATCACGGACAAATTCATATTCGGTCTTAAAATGATTGGCAGGATTATCCCAAGCGACCTTAGCGACCGTGTGGCGGTCTCTGGCTCGGGTGCCTGTATATTCAAACACGCCGTCAATGACATTGGCACGGCTAAATGAGTACATGCTGTCTTGGGGAATGTCAGCGTCTAGGACAATACTTGTGCCGTCCCAGTAGCTAATTGCACGAAATACGCCAGCCAATTTTGATAAGATTTCAAAGGCTCCCTCGGCAGACTGAATATAGATATTGACGGTAAAGCGTGGCTCAGTGCCACCCATACCGTCATCTACCATTTGGTCGCAATACTGGGCGAGACGGTACAAGCTCCATTTGTCAATCATATATTCTTTAAGCCGTCCGCCCAAGCCGTATCGAGTGGCAGTGCATAGGTCATAATAGACCCAAGCAGGATTGTTACAGTAGGCAAGCTTAAATTCGCCATTCCACAAGCCGTCATAGGTGCGTGAAACAGGGTCGTAGTTCGTTGGCACTTTGATAATCAAGCCCTTGCACCGAGCCGACATTTTGGCGACATTGCTAAAACTTTCGGCATCGTAGCGTAGCCCCAGCAGAGCAGTGTTTGGATAGCGTAATTTTAGGTCAATGACTTCGGTGATTGCCGAGACGTACATTTTATCACTGACAAAATCGCTCGTGCTGTTTGGGGTCAGTCGTCTAACACGTACCTGCCAGCCTTGTGTAGCGGTTGGCAAATCAATACGATGTGAGCGTTCATAAGCGTCTGATGTCTTGGCATTGATGGCGGTGCTTAACATTTCCACCCAGCCGCCATTGTCGGTTTTAACATCAATGGCATAGTCAATTTTTACGCCATTAACATCGCCATTTTCGGTATTTTGTGAGCGTAATGCGCCCCATTTTAGACGCACACGCACCGCATCCAAATCAAGATTGTTAAATGATTTGACCCACGGTGTGCCGTGTTTTAACTCAATATTAACCGCTGTTTCGCTTGCCACATCAGCAAAGCCATCAATATAAGCTTGGTCGTTTGTGCCTGAGCGAAAATCCACTTTAACATTGGGAAAATTAAACTCGCCATTGTCATTTTGTAAGGGCGTATCGTCCAAGTACACCGATTTATAGCCATTGGCAAGCCCTGCAATCTCACCTTCGCCCAGTCCGTAGAGTATTTTGATGTAAGTTTTGGATTGAGCCGAGTCGGGGGCGATGACGGGCTGTCGTTGTTTGCCACCGCCTTTTTTAGCGCCATGAATATTTTTCATTTTTTACCCCAATAAAATCACAACATATCTTCGGTTAGCTGACTTGCCGACAAAATAAATCCGCCGATTTCTCGCTCGCCATACAAAATCGGAACAGGGTTACCTTGAGCAATAGTCGTTACTGCACCACCAAAGCCTTTATTTGCCTTGTTTCCATCTTGGTTTTGGTCTTGGGTGTCTATTTTTGGCATCATCATTTGAGAAATACCACCAACTATCAAACCAATCCCTGCACCAATCAAACCCACTCCAATAGGTGCTGCCAAACCAAAGCTCATTTTAGATACCACAACTCCAGCCACCACCATCACTGCTCCCAAAATAGTTTGCAGTAGTCCGCTCTTTTTTGAGCCTTCCACAATTGGCACGATACGAATCACTTTGGCAGTGTGGCTCATGTCAAGCTCACGCTCGCCAATGTTGTACTTATCATGATAAACAGCAAAGCGTAGCCCATACTTGTGGGCGTTCATCATAAACTCTTCAAAGCCAGCCAACTGCACACACAAGGCACGCATGGCTTCTTTGGTGCTGTTTACGGATAATCTAAAAGATTTGCCGAATTTTTTAGCAAGAATGCCGTGGAGAATGATGGTTTTCATTTGATTTATTCCAAAAATAGTGTATAATGCAACTATACACAATACGAAAGTAATATTATGATTGTTTCGTTTAATCACAAAGGACTTGAAAAGTTTTTTACAACTGGTTCAACTGCTGGCATTCAGCACAAGCACAAAAACAAACTTGCCCTGCAACTTAGGGCGTTAGACATTGCCGAAAGTCCGCTTGATATGAATGCTCCCAACTGGCGATTACACGCTTTGGTAGGCGAATTGGACGGTCATTGGGCGATTGATGTGAGTGGTAACTGGCGTTTGACTTTTCGCTTTAATGATGACGGCAATGCCGAAGTTGTGGACTATCAAGATTATCACTAAGGTAAATTTATGAAAAAAACATTTAAAATGCACAACCCACCCCATGCAGGACTGGTGTTGCGTGAGTACATTGACGGTTATAGTGTTACCGAGATTGCCGAGCGTTTGGGTGTAACTCGTGCCAACCTAAGTCGTATCCTAAATGGCAAACAAGGCATCAGTGCCGAGATGAGCCTTCGTCTTAGTCATCTTTTGGGGACAAATCCTAACTTTTGGCTCAAAATGCAACAGTCTTATGACTTGTGGCAAGCCGAGCATAACCCAAAAATAGACTACATGGCAATCAAGCCTCTGTTCCCCCAAAACGAGCAAGCTGTCTATGCCTGACCACCATCGCCACTCTATCCGCCCACCCCTTGCCATAAATCTCACGCACGGACTGTCGTCCGTAGGGGTGGTGTAGGATTAGGGTATTGCCCACGCATGGCGGTGTGGTTTCGCTTTTTAGCACACCGTTATCGCCCAGCCAAATCAAGGCATGATTGACATGATGGGTCCGTCCAACACGGCATAACAAAATGTCGCCATATTGTATGTTGTCTTTATCTACTTCAAAAAAGCCTGCTGCTTTAAAGTTGTTCTCATACAAAGGCTCATGACTTTCATCTTCCCACCACGCATCGATGCGTTCAAAGTCTGGCAATTCAATCACAAACTCACGACTATAAAAATCACGCACAATCGCATAACAATCTTGCACGCCGTGGATGTAATTCCGCCCTAAAAGTGGCGGTCTGTATACACAAGGTTCATAAATGCCAAAAGTGGGTTCGTCTGCGTAGTCTTGTTTTGATACGGCAACAATAACCCATGCCACACCATGCAATTCAATCTGCAACTTATCCAAATCGGACGGCAACACACCGCCATCAGGGTGGCTATGTACAATCGCTTGAATTTCGCCCATATTTTCAGCTTTGGCAAAATCTTTGGGGCAAAGGCTAAATTGCTCATTGTCATGGGCGGTGTTGGTGCAGGGTATGTAGTTGTCATTCACAATCACACCACAACATTCGGCAGGATAGCAGTCAAGGGCGTGGCTGATAATATCGGATTTTAATTGTTTGGTAAGTTTCATTTAAGCTCCAATCAAACTACTAGCAGGACAACCGCCAAAGGGCAGCAGTTTTGCTATAAACAAAAACCCCACCGAAATGATGGGGTTTTTGAGTTAAGACCTTATTAGCTAAGTCGTTCTTTTGCTTGTTGTGCCAATTCCAACATCATGTGTAAGTATTCCACAAAGCTGTCAGCATGAGCCAAAAGTTCAGTTTTAACTTCATCAAGCTCATGGGTTGGTTTGGTCAAACTTACCAAAGTCAAACGGCGTGATACGCCTACTTCTTTTGCAGCGTTCTCTAATGCTTGGATTTCATCAAAACTCAGCATGACTATTCTCCTCTAAACTCAGCAAAGGGCAACAAAGGATGAATTTTCAAGGTTAATTCAAGCACTTTTTGTTTTGCTCTGGGTTTAAAGTGTTTACCTGCCAAATTAAGTGTACGCCCTGCATTGCTTGCCATGTCTGACAGCTTCTCAAATTCTAAGACCGCTTTGTTATATTGGTCTAGTAGGGAATACTGCTGATACATACCTGTTTGGCGGATTTGGGGCAACACCTCTTCAAATACCCAGTCTTGGAATTGGCGAGCCTCTACCTTATTAGAACGGAAAATTACACGGTAAAGGTTGGGTTCGTTGATAATCGTGATTTCTTGTTCACCGCCATTTGTGGGGGCGTACGCTTTTCGTACACCCTCTTGTTTTAGCATTTCACGAGCGACACGGCGTGGGTTTTTGATGTGCAAAACACGGCAAACATCAGCTAAGCAAAACCATACACTCCCATCTTGTTCAATAGAAGTGCGTACCAATTGGTTTTTAAAATCAAAAACCGAGATTTTTTCACAAGTTTGTGTTAAACTAGACATAGAAATGTCTCCTTTAAAGGTTGTTGATGTTTCTAGCCCTGCGGTTCTTGGTCGGATAGCAGGGCTTATTTATGGGCGGTTGCCCAATCTGACATAATTATTATGTCATTGACAATATAATAATATGGCGTTATAATTATGTCAATACTTTTTTAGGAATTTTTTTATGACAACTTCAAAAATGGGCAGAACGCTCACACAAGACACTTGGAAACGCACCCAAGTCAGATTGCCACAAGTATTGTATGATGAAATTTTTGAGTATGCCGAAAATCAAGGAATATCATTAAATCAAGCAATCATTGACTTAACCAATAAAGGATTAGCGAGCAGTCCGACCGACCAAACCAACCTACTCACCCAAATCCTCACCGAAATCCAAGCCATCAAAAAAGCCACCAATTAGGTGGCATAACTTAGCAAATCAAACCAAACTACTAGCAGGACAACCGCCAAAGGGCAAAGGTTTGTTGCGCCCAAAGCGACAAATACACGATTTCATACGTCCACCACATTTATCCAAAATCGGGTTATTGGTCGGTTTGTCGTGTTCATCAAACATCGCCGCACCTGTATAGCCACACGCCTCACTTCGATACAGCCCCTGAACCGCCAAATAACAGTAATTGTTAATCTCACGTACAGGGATTTTTAAGCCCTCCAAATCAATCGGATTGGACAACTCAAAGGTTACTTGCTGGGCGTTTTCGCTTGTTTTTTGCTCCACAAACCAAATTTGTTCTTTACATTCATCACTGGCACTAGGATTGCCGCCGTCAAAATTAACAGCGTCCAAGTATTTGGCAAGAGTGGTAATGACGGTCAATTTGGCATTGGCAAAGTCGCTAAACTGCAAACAATACGCCGACACCGCCCCTTGCACCCCTGCAATGTTGTTGGCAATGGTCAGCGTGGGCGTAGATGCCTTGCCATCTGACCTCATCTCAAGCCCTGTTACACTCATCGCTTGGGGGCTGTATTCTTTGCCACGAAAGACAATCACGCCATCATTTGGTTCGTGGTTGTGTCCGTGAAAGCGTAAAATCCCCGCTCCCAGTTTAGTTGCGTCAAGCTCAAAGAGCCTAACCACACCATCAACGGACAATTTTTGAAAGTCAGCGGTTAAATTCATAACTCCCTCACAGGTTTTGGTTACGCTTGGGCTTGGCTTGGTTCATCTGTGTTATTGTCAGCTTGCTCCACAAATATGAGCTCAATGCCAAGCACCTCATTTTCAAATACCAAATGAAATGTATCTACCTTCAAGCTTTGATATTCAAAGGTTTTAAGCTGATTTTCCGCCCACGCAGTGATTTCTGCTTGTAGCTTAGAAATGCGGTTTTTACGCACATTTTTCTCAGATGTGATGACCGCAAAATCTTTGTACTCACTGTCATACTCAATTTTAACAGTCTTGGTGTCTTCCGCATCCCACGCCGTGCGAGCATAGTTGAAGTTGGTTAGCGTATTGAATTCATGAATGCTTAGTTCTTTCATAAGATTGTTCCAATTAAAAAGCCCCACCAGTAGGCAGGGCATGGGTTGTGATGATGTTGGCGAAATTGATGTCGTCCACATCGGTTAAAAAACTTGTTCAAATTTAAGTGAAATTTGCCAAAAATTACCCTTACGTTGCGATACCTCATAATCTTGGCAAATGTACTTCTTGGTCTCGCCATGTGGGTCAGTCCAAAGAAAAGGTTTTACTCCTGCGTGTTCGTCCAAAAAATCCATGATTGGCTTGATGACAGTGGCATAATCGCCTGTTTTGCTACCGCTCCAATCTTTGGTTCTGTTGTTGATGCCATGGCTGACACGCTGGGCATAGCCGTCCCCAAACTGCGTTTTAGTTACGCTATGCTTAACATCGGCAGCTGCACCCATGTTCATTTCCCATTCAAATGTTTTCATGATTTCACCAGCAAAATAAAATCGCCAATCTGCGGCAAAAAATACAAAGTGATGCAAAAAGCCAAAAATGCCAAGATGGCGTAAAATTTATGGGTTTGCATAGTGTTAATCTCTTGTAAAATAATTTGATAAAATTTGAGTTTTTTAGGTTTCATGGTATAATTGCCTTGTTGATTGTATTAATAATAAAAACCCAAAGATTGCCGTCTTTGGGTTTTTGCTTTTTATGGATTTATCGGCGATACAGCTTATCCAAATATCCATTCTGTCTGGTTTCTTGATACATCAGTTGTTGAGCTTCGGTACGCCCAACCTGTTTCATCATCTTACCAATCGTTACCATAAAATCACCATTGGGCTGTTGTTCTACGCTGGCTTTCTCACTGGTGTAATTGTTGATGATGACTTTGGTCTCGCCCCGACCATTTAGGCGGTTTAGCGTATTATCTAGATTTTGGGCGGTGTGGCGTGGCAACACTCGCTCGCCTTTTTCCAAATTCCATGTGCCACTTTTTGGGACCGACATAATGCCGTCATGGGCTTGACCAATGACAGGTTTAATAGCATTCACCGCTGACACCAACGCACCACTTTCCAAAGCCACTTTTGCCACAGCTCCCATGTTAGCTGGGAATGGGGCAGATGCCCACGCTTGGGCAAGAGCAGTTTTATTAGCAAGGATAATTCGTGCTATCGCCATACCTTTTTCCAACGCAAAAATCAACCGATAGGCTCGGCTTTGTTCACCAAACAAACTACGCACAAAACCGCCCGCAAGATTTAAATTGGTTTCAATATGACTTAAACTTAAATCCGTACGTGCTTGCTCAAATATTTGTTGAGCCTTTAATCTAGCTGTTTGAGCTTGTTGTTCTACGTTGGTATGGGTTCGCTCATAATCCTCAATTATCATCAAGCGTTCGCCCAATTGCGTTTTTAGTTGCTCAAGTGGGCTTTCTTCTCCTGCCAACTCTTTGGTTAAACTATTAAAGCTATCACGAGCGTTGGCTTGCTGCTCCAATCTTTCAAGTTCTGCAATCTTAGCTCGTTCTCGCAAAATCAGCATATTATCTGCGTCTTTAAACCGACCATTTTTCCAGTCGTAATCAAACTCATCTAATTTGCTTTGGTTGCCAAACAAGGCGATACGCTTTTCAAGCTCCAAATAGTTTTGTTTGCTTTGATTGTTGGCCTGCTCAATCTTACTGGACTGCTCTTGCAAAGCTAAAAACTTTTGCTTTTCGTGAGTCTGCAATCGTAATGCGTGCAACGCTTGTGCATTAACCCCATTGTATTTAGACGTGTTTTTTATTTCCCATTCCAGCTGTTCGCTCAAAGTCGAATGGGTAAAAACCATCTCTTTGCGAATGCTTAAGATTTCATCAAGCACAGATTTGGTTTGCTCCATCTCGTACTTTTGATGAGTTAGACGTTCCAGTTCGCTTGTGTTGTTGTTGCCATACTTTCCCTGTTGTATATCGTACCGCACTGCTCTCATTGGTGTGTTATCTGGCAGTAAAAAAATCTCTCTTTTTAGATTTGCTACCTCATCTGCCACTGCTTTTTTGGCATCCTCCGCCATCTTTTGAGCTGCCTTGACTGCTTTTTTCGCATTTTTCTTAATGCCTTTGGCGAAACCATCAGCAGTATGCTTACCTAGTTTTTTCATAACACGAGACGGCGAGTGGATGTCAAGGGCAGATTTGACGGTACTGACCACTTGACTTGCCATTTGCCAAGCGGTCGCTAAGGCTTCGCCCATCTTTGCTCTGACGCCGTTAATAAAGCCCTGTACAGCGTCCCGTCCTGCTTGCATAAGCTGGCCACTTAGTGTTTTAAATGCTCCTGTGATATTGCCCACCATGCTACGGATAATGCTTACCGCATTTGTCAGTCCTACGCTTATGGCATTTACCACACCTGCCATATCGCCACGCACCAACGCTTTGATGATGTTAAAAGCAGCAGCTACAATGTTTTTAACCAACAAAAAGCCCGCATTAAATACGCTAGCAAAGACCGCCAACCCAGCCATTAAGGTAGCTTTAATAGTTTGAATTGCAGCAGTGATTACAGCTTTAATTGCTACAAACGCTATGCCTGTTGCAGTTTTTATTGTGGTAAGTTGTAGCTGCCATACCCCAACCAATGTACTGACAATCGGCTTGGTAACAGTAACCACGCCATCCCATGCTGATTTAGCGGCATCTTTTAAGCTATTCCAAACTTTCGCTAGTTGTGTTGAAAAGCTTTGCCATACACTTATGATATTACCAACCATTGCTTGTACTGGAGATGGCATACCACCAAGCCAGTTATTAAAGACCTGCTTAATCTCGCCAATCTTAGCGCTGATAGCGGCTTTGACACTGTCCCAAATGCCGCCAAACCAAGCGCCTGCTGCACTCCAAGTGCTTTGCATAACTTGCCATGCCTGTGTAATCATTTTTGGTAGGTTTTGCCATAGCTCAGTTGCCTTAGATTTAACCAAGTCCCAATTTTGATAAAGCAGCACACCACCAGCAACAATCGCAGCAATCCCCGCCACCACTGCGGCAACAGGAAACCCCAAAGCTGCTAGTGTGCCACCAACCATACCCACCGCGCTAATAGCAGACGTTATGCCCGCAAACATTGCACCAACCATAGACCCGATTGAGATAATCGCCCCAAGTCCGCCAGTAACCGCAGTAAAAACCAATGCTAAACCGCCAAGCCCTGCTATCAGTGCTAAAACGCCAGCTGTTACGGCGGCAATGGTGGCAATCAATTCAGGATTAGCCTTAACCCACTGATTAATATTGTCCATGATGGGTGCAAATTTATCCGCAAAATCGGCGATATAAGGTGTAAACGCTTCGCCAATCGCTGCCTTGGTATTAGTAATTTTGTTTTTTAAAATTGCCAATGTGTTTGATAAAGTTGCAGCTCTTGCCTCATATTCTTTGTTCATCGAGCCGGCGTATTTGGCAGAATCTCCAACTGCCTGCAAGTTGGTTTTTAGGCTGTCTGTGTTTTCTATAAACTGACTAATAACTGGTAAGGCTTCAGCACCAAAAATGCTATTCGTCATCGCAACTTGTGCTTCTTTCGGCAGCTTTTTAATCGCTTCAATAACCTGAAATAGCGTCCCCATGCTGTCTTTTTGCATTGTTTTAGCAACCTTAGTTGCAGATAGTCCTAATTTTTCAAAAGCTTCCCTCTGACTTTTAGTGGCACTCTCCCCCTTTGTCAAAGCAAGCATCATGTTTTTAATGCCAGTTGCTGCCACTTCAGGCTCTACTGCCGTAATAGAGCCAGCCAAAGCGGCAATTTGGTCGCTAGATACCCCAGCAATGCCACCAAGTGAACCAATTCGTTGTACCACCTCCATAATTTTTGCAGCGGTATTTGGTGTGGTATTGCCCAAATAATTAATCTTGTCTGCCAGCGTTTCAACTTCGCTTTGCGACATCTTAAAAGCAACTCGCATTTCTGCCATTGCCTGCCCAGCTTCCTCAGCGCTGATATCAAACGCTGTGCCCATTTTTGCGGCCGCCTCAGTAAAGCGTAAAATATCTTGGGTGGCAATGCCCGATTGACCTGCGGCGGCAGCGATTTTAGCAAGTCCATCAAATGCAATAGGCAGCTGTCCACTTAATTTTTCAAGCTCATTTCTAAACTCTGTAACGCCATCAGGGGTATCAAAATCAATAACTTTTTTAACTTCAGCCATGGCGTCTTCAAACCTCATGGCTTCACCTACTGCCCCTTTAATAGCAAAAGCAATCGCACCTAGTCCAATCGTCGCCACTTGCCCTGCAGTTTGTAGGCTATTCAAAGCATCATTGTGATGGCGAGCAAATCTATCCATACGGTCATGCATTTGTCCAACTTGTCTGCCAAACCCTTGCAAAGTATGTGTAGCAGATCGTAAACCACGGTCAAAGGCGGTGGTGGTCGCTTCTAGGACGATTTGTAATTTTGATACAACTGACATGGTTGCTCCAATTAAAAATCCGCTCAAAGGCGGTAGGGGTCAAGTGTCTTTCTTCTCAAATTCTTTATAGGCTCTATAAATCTCAGGCAATCGCCAAATTAAAATGCCCAGTAAGATAAAAACACCAATAACAATTAATTTTTCCATAGATAACTTTTCACTTTGCACTAAAAATGTGATAAAATCGTTCATAGATTTAATCCTTTCCATTAAAAGGTTAATACTAAAAACCCAAGTCTGCGAAACTTGGGTTTTTGCTTATTGTTGATTATGATGATTGTTCCATTTTACCAAACATGGCAATCATCGCCTGCACTTCTGCCCTTGCTTTTATGGCGTGTTGTTCATCTTCCCACACTTGACGCTCATCATCTGTCATTGGATTTGGGTCAATCACAAGAAAATCAGCAAGACTTTTATCTGTATCACCTGCCTGTAAATAAGCAAGCAAGGCAAAACCCAAATCCATACGATAGCCACCAATGGGGTCTATTTCATCATAAGCACGCCACTCGGCAAGCTCGGACATGGTGAGCGTCTGTTCAAGCTCGCCCACCGTTTTGCCCAGATGACCTGCCAGTTTGAACAAAAATAAGCGGTCTTTATTAGCGATTAGTTTTTTTTAATATCCTCTTGAGATTGGTTAAAGCCATTGATTTGACTAATGATATTAACAACTTGAGTCAATTGTTCAGCGGTCATCCCCCCTAAATCCTTGATGTCATTATCATTAAATAATCGCTTGCCCGTCTCATCACACAATGAATAAGCAACCATACATAGACTAGCGTTTATGTTGTCATCTTTACTTGTCTTTTTAGCAAGCTCATTTTGCTCGGCAACAGTTAATTTTTTAAAATACAAATCACCAACCCCATCCACGGTATGCAAGATAGGGGTAGGGGCAAAGGCGGCTAATACTGTAGTTTTAGTTAATGTAGTCATATTTTTTTCCAATAAAAAACCGCCTAGGGCGGTTACGATTAAAATTAAGCAGTTAAGTTTTTGGTAATTTCACCCGTAATAGTAATTTTGCCTTTTTTACGCAATTTTTTCTTGGTATCTTCGGCATCCGTGGTCAGCTCGGCGATAATACCTTTAAACTGGCGACTTTCGGCAGCCGCTTCCACAAATTTTAGCTGAAAGGTCAGCTCTTTGTTACCATCAAAGGCAGTTTGAATAAGCTGGTGTGTGGTGTCATCAGGCAGTAGCACATACTCAAATTCAATCTCGGATTCTTCTTTGAAATCCACTGGCACTTTGACCGTGCGGCGGTCAGAGGTGGACGTTACTTCATCCAGTACTTTGGCATCGTTTGGCACGCCACACGAGGTTAGACGTTCTACTTTTTTGAAGCTTTGTGCCGCTCCTGTCTCTGAGACAAGTAGCTCATAAAAGCTGTCTTTGGTGTTTTCTGCTGACATATTTTTCTCCTGTCAGTTGGTTGGGATTAATTTGGCAAAGTCTGCCAAAATTCGTACTCTATCAAGCCACGATACAGCCCATCATCGTACAAATAAGTCGTTCCGCCATAGATTGACGGTTGTATGGTGTTAAGTTTTTGCACTGCTTGGGCGGATAGGTTGATTGTGTCATCATAATTGGCGGTATAAACATCAATCTGCACGCGCACCCATTCATGACCTGTCATACCATCAAGGGCATTATCGGGCAAGCTAGATATAATGCTATATACAATGTAAGGTGGTTGATTGCTTTGATTTTCTGGCACAAAAAGCGGATAACACCGCCCGTCAACTAAATCACTCAGCAATGTAAAAATTCGTTCACTGGCAGTCATATTTTCCAAATTTTAAATAATAAAAACCGCCAATTAAGGCGGTAAACAAAATAAATTAATGTTACTTACAAACTTTTTTACTTTTGCTAATAGTGCCATTATTGCAGAGAAATTTACCATTAGTGGTACAAGTTTTAACCCCGCCTTTTTTGCCACTACATGGCTGATTGCCTCGCCCTGCAGCTAAGGCTGGTGTTGTTATTAAAGCTAGAGACACAAGTGCTATTAAAAATTTGTTCATCAAAAACCTCTCAAGAAGAATTTTGTAAAAATGTAGTTATTCTTACACATTATATGCTAATTGGCAATATTTTAGCAATACTTAACCTAGAATCTTATCAATTCTTTGTCCTAATTTTTGGGCAAAACGGTCGGTTGCCCCTGTTTGATTGTTATCAAACGCAGGACGGATAAAGGGTATTGGCGGTCGTCCCCTTGCCCCATACTCTTCGTGGAATATGTAGTAATAGGCATTTTGTCTGCTTTTGCGGTCGCCTTGGATTGCCACATAGATAGCGATGGCTGCACCGTCAATATTGGCACTGTTGCCTTTTGTTAATCGGCGACGTTTAATTGCCCCTTTGATGACCCCTGTTAGAAATGGTGCATTGGCACGAGCTTGTTGGTACATCGGCGTACTGGCAAACATCAGTGATTGATACAGCACCTTGCCAGCGTCTTTGTTGCCAACTTCATCACGAAGTGCTTTTAATTTGTTGTTGAGTTCGTCCAAACCGTTAATTTGCACCATCCACCCCTCTTAACATCAGCGTTAAGTATTCACGCCCGCTCGCATTGTCGGCAAGCGGTTCGCCTACGATGTCATACAGTCGCCCATCATAGCCCACCCGCATTGTGTGGGTGATATCGGTGCGATGGCGGATTATTGCTCGTGCTGTGATTGCCACACCTGCCGATTGTCCGTTTACCACATCTTTGACAGATAAAGGGACAAATTGCCCCCACACCGTAAAGACATTTTCCCATTGCCCCGCCTGCACCGCGCCTGTGGCGGAGCGGGTGGTGGATTGCTTATAAAATGCGACACGGTGGCGAAGTTGTCCTGCACTGATTGTCATTTTTACACTCCCATATATCGGTAAGGTTGTAACAAAAAATCCACCGCATACGGCATTTGAGCCACATTGACCATACCACTATTAACAGTCTCACGATTGGCATACCAATAAGCAATGAGCATTAGACACGCTTGATTAATGTCATCGGTGAGTAAAATACTGCGGTCTTGGTCAGCATCGGTTGGTATGTCATCAAAATACAGTGTTTTGTCGGTAAATTTTTCCACCGCCTGATATGCCGATTTGATATAAAGCGTCAACAAACCATCTTCGGCATCGTGGTCAATTCGGCATTGATGTTTGACATCATCAAGCGTGATTTTACTCGCCTTGTCCATTGTCATCAGCCTTATTTTGTGGGGCAGGTTCTGCCTTGTTTTTGGGCGGTGCCTTGGCTTTGGCTTTTGGTTCGGCAGGCGGGTTGTCCTGCTCGTTTTCGCCTTGTTCGCCACCGCCACCACTATCGCCATCATCATCAAATGGGGCAATCAAGCCCATCCTGATAAGCTCGTCTGCATCATGCTCATTGTCAATCTCTCGCACATCACCTACCCAGTATTGTTTATCGCCATAGTGTTGGCGTAGTACGATGTAGTCGGTCATGCCACTCTCCTTAAATTCAAAGATATAAAAAACCCCCAAATTTTGGGGGCGTACTTTTGTTAGGCTAAGGTGTTTGGTTTAATGCGCAGTGGGTGCTGTCGCCAAGACATAGATTAGATTTGCAAAAATTAAAGTGGCAAAACCTAACCACGCCAGTCTTGAATTAGCAATGTGCATGTTATGCCAAATATATAAGATAACCCCGCCAGTAATCAGTGGTTTTATGGTGCGATCTAGCTGATAATGCTCGTTATGAGTTGCATCGCCATAAACTGTCAGTGCTATCGCCTGTCCTAGCCAAGTTAGTATCAATAATGTAATTAAAATTAAAGAAGTTTTTGAACTTGACATATAGCAACTTAAAAATAAAGCCACTATATGTCAAATTTACAAAAAAATCAATGCCCCATTAAGGCTAACTGCAAGGGTGAACGCCAGTATAGCTTTGTCGTGTTAATGCACATTGCCATACAACACTTTAATCATTTTGTAATAAGTTTCTTGAATAGTATTATTCATAATGGTCTCCATTTTGATTTTTTACTCGTCTATTTAGCCGCCAAATCGCCATAAATAAAGGCTTCGGGGCGATACACTGCCAAAGCCAAACGTTCAGTGGCTCGGATAGTCAATAACATACGAGTAAAATCCTCACCTTCAAAACCAACTTCCACTGCTGATTGCTGACGGTCAAAAATTTGAGCACCCAAATCAAACGCCCCTGTTAAAAATTTACCAATTCCCATTGATTGGGTTGTAACTACAGGCAAGCCCCACAAAGTTGGATTGATGGTGCCTTGCGGATTACCAATGATATGCCGTCCATTATCATCTTTGGTTAGCTCAATTTTGGTCCAGTCAATAGGATTTAATACATGCCCTGTAGCAGGATATTCTGACAATACCGCTTGCAGCATCGCCAAACGCAATTGGTCTAAAATGGTGTATTTTGCCAATCCTGTTTTATCCACAAAACTGGTTGCTTGGGTTAAAATCCCCTTTAAATTACCACCGGTACCATCGCCATTTAATAACTGTTTTTCTTCCACCAGTTTTAAGCCATACACTAAACGTCCGTTAATATGGCTGGATAATTGGCTGGCATCTTCCAAGATTTGAGCCGACACTTTGATAAAATGCCCCATTGTTTTGACGGCAACGCTTTGCTCATCAAACTTAACGCTAGATTGTGCTAGTTTATCGCCTTCATTTTGTTGGATGGCGGCACTGTTGGTAAAGCCTGTTTCGCGCATATAGACAATGCTGTTACTGTCTGTTGTGCCAGCCATGAGCAAATCACGCACAGTCAATCGCTGTTGTGGCAAGCCAACAATCCCAGTCAAACGGTTTGGAGTAACAAGCGACCCTGCCGAACCATCCGCATTGGTGGTTTGTGAGGTGATGGTTGATTTAACTTCCATCTTAGCAAAACGCCCATTGCCTTGATTTTCTTTAAGTTTTAAATAATCATCGCTTTTTGTAAACTGCTCGCCCAGTGTATTAAGGGCAGGTACGCCATCGCTGCGACGGGCAGTTTTTTGCTCAAATTCATCAAAGCGGGTTTTTAATGTGTTTAAAGCCAATAGAGCTTCATCTGCACTTTCTTTGGCTTGTTGTGATAAAGCTTCACCATTTGTCATTTTGCCTTTTAGCTCTTCGGCGTATGCTTTAACTTTATCCACTTGAGTGGCAAATTCACGTGCCAACTCTTCTTGAGATTTATTTTCTTGCGTCATTAATTACTCCTTAGGTTAAATTAATTTGTCTTAAAATATCAATTGCTTTTTGAGTGTCGCTCTGTTGCAATATCTGTGATTTGATGTTGCTAACTGTGCTATCTTCATTGGCGGGGAAGGTAACAATAGACACCTCTTTTAAATCCACTTCCAACAAGTTTAAAGCATCATCATCTTTGCTGTATAACCATTCTTTGATGTAAAAACCAATAGACAACCCGTCAATCGCTCCTGCTTTTATAAGAGCGTGGGCTTCTTTGGCTTTGGCAACATCGTCAATCAGTAGTTTACCCTCACCATATAAGCCTCTTTCATCCTCATATAACTTAGTCCAAATGCCAATCACTTCAGCCTTATTGTGCTGCCATAAGATTGGCGGCATTTTGCCTTTTTGTTGCCAAGCATTTAAACTATTTAAAAATGCTCCTTTTTTAACTACATCGCCATAACTGTCTTTCACGTCAAACACATTACAATAACCACTAAAAAAGCCGTCATCTTGGACGGCTTCACTTTTTAGGGCTAAAGATTTTATCTGTAATTTCATAAATATTTACTCTTTTTTACCTAAATCTTTCAGTGGTGTTAAGTTAAGCTGCACTGTCAATTCATCACCCCCATTCATGGGCGGTAAATCCTCAAGCTCACGTACTTCGTTGCGGGTAAGCCAGCCATTTTGCAGGGCGGAGGTGTAAAAAGACGCTCGCCCCGTACTATCAGCTCTTAACAGTCCCTCAACACTAAATCTAGGTTTGTATTTTTGACGCTCTTCCGCTGATAGCAACTTTTTAACAATGGTTTGCTCAATGCGTACCAATGTTGGACGTAAGCTGTACATCAAAAACCCTAAATTCATGTTTTCAAGGCTGCTTGCCCAGCTGCTTGCTTTGTCCGTGTGATAAACCAGCTGCGGCGGTACGCCAAAAGTACGGCAAATCTCCTCAATTCCAAAATAACGGCTTTCTAAAAGCTGTGCATCTTGGGGATTTACTCTAACTTGGCTGCTACCAGCCACATCCATACCAGCTTCTAACACCATAAATTTACCTGCATTTTCAGGCTTGCCAAATTCGCTTAGGCTTAATCTGAGTCTTTCACGTTGCTCTTGGGTTAGCGTGGTTTGCGACGTTTTTAAAAACCCGCCTGCCTTTAAATTATTTTTAAACTCATGATTGGCGGCGTTGTTAGCGTCCATCTGAAAGCCCATGACTTGCGATTGATATTTTATTGGTGATAATCCTACTAAGCCATCTAATGTAAAGCCTTTGATATGTAAAATCTCATCATCATAAAACACACTTTGCTTGCCGTTTTCGGTATAAATATAACGCACCTCCCCTTCTTTGGTGCGTGATAACTGCATCAATTCAGGGTTTAACACATCCAGTGCGATAATGTGCCTACTTTTTTCTGATCGAATAATGTAAGCGTACGCATTACCCCATAAATCAAGACTTGCCACCATCGCCTCCCAAAATTCGCTTGCTGTCATATCAGCGTTTGGGCTGTCGTGTAAAATACGATACAAGGGATGATTGGCTGCAATTTGTTTGCTATCATCGTACAGATGCAGGGGTAAGCTAGCAATGGTTTGACTGCGTAAACGTACACACGCCCATACAGCAGATAATTTTAAAGCGGTGTCGGCACTGATGACCGACCCGCTGGCAGTTGTTGTGCTAATAAAAGGGCTGGTTGTTTGTCCTTTCTCCAGACGATTTTTGCCCAATAATGAGCCTATCCAGCTAAAAAAATTCATAAAACTCCAAATTTTTGCTTGATTTACTGGCTAAACGCCCAGAATTAATCACCGAGCTTGCCACCGCTTGATTTGGTTTAACAACAAAACCGCCCCAAAGGACGGCAAGCACCAACACCCCACACAGTCAAACCGTGTAGGGTGTTTTTTAAGGTGATGCTTAGACAACGTTTCAACACACGCTCCCGTGAAGGGAGCGACCTTTTTTGAGAGGTTTATTTTACCCTTGACAGTTCTAACAGTTCTTTCCCAAAAAATGCAGGTAAGCGTTCGGCTTTGGCTTGGTTGTAGTCGGTGGCTTTTTCTACCATCTCAACCAAGAAAAATTCCATCGGCTCATCATCGCCATATTTTAGCACATTACGGATAATCAGCTTTTCGGTAGCTTGTATTGCTCGTCTATACTGCTCGCTCATTCTAAAAATGCGTTCAAGCTCTAGTGCCAATACAGGCAAATGCTCACGGCTAAATTTCTGTGGGCTTTTAACTCCCGTTATTGCTCTTAACCTTGCCCAAATGGCATATCCTGCGGATTTTTGCATTTTAAAGTTGTTTTCACACAGCCACACAAGGCGTTTTAGGTTTGTCCAGTCCTTATCGGTCAATTCGTTGGATTGAACAGTGGGGGCGGTGTAGGTGCCTGTTTTGCGGATTGTGGGTAACACTTCGGAAGTTACCCATTTTTTGAAAGTTTTTGCTTCTGGTTTGCGACTTTTTAAAATTGCAGAATAGAGACCACTTTCATTGATGATTGTGAAATTCTGCTCTCCGTAGGGGGTACGCAGATTATGCGTAGCCTTTTCATCATCGTCCAAAAAGCGTGTCATATCACTTGCCATACGATAATCTAGGGCAGTTGCAATATCAGACGCAACAAACCAAATTTCGCCATTGATAAGCAATGTACGAATATTGGTGACACTTTGGAACTGGAAGTTAATAAGGTTTGACATCTTGATATACCTTTTTTGAGAGGTTTATTTTACCCTTAATAGCTTGAACACTAAAACGGTGTTCAAGGGTGTTTAAAGGCGACCAACGGCTCAAAACCTGTATCAAGGCAGGCGGACTTATTCCCCTTGCGGGTATTGTATTCGTCGCACCGTCAGTCATAACTTATCAAATAAGGTATGCGTAGGCATAAAAAAATCACAATGACGGCGTGATGACCGCTTGATAATAGGCTTTTGAGACCTTACCCCATATCATACCCCCATTCCCTACACCTTGTCAAGCCCCATTTAAGCAATCACCATATTATCCAAATACTCATCAATATTCCCGCCACTTTAGGTTAAGCAATGATGATATTGTTCAAAAAATCATCAATATTGTGATTTTGTGGACGCAGCATTGCCCTTGACAATGCCATAATGAGTGCCACCATGCCATCAATCTTATTCTCGGCACGCTCTTTGTTGGGGTAAATATTGTCTTTGACATCCACTTTTGCCACCACATTAGAGGCTTGCCAGGTTAAGATTGGGCAGTTGCCATGTGCTAGGCGTTTTTGTAATATCAAGGCTTCACACTCTTTCATGGGTTCTGATAGATTTGCCACCGTATGACGGACTTCTACCATCACCGCCCCATCTTTTTCCATCTCTTGAGCAAGCTGTGTGGCTTGCCATGGGTCAAAAGCAACCTCTTTTACATCAAAACGATCTAAAAACTGATTTAAATCCTCTTTAATGACATCAAAATCCACCACTTCCCCCATAGTTAGCGTCAAAAGCCCCTCATTGTCAAAGCCACGATAACGCTCACTGTTGCTATCCAGCTCTTCTAAAATACGTATATCAGGCAGGTAATAGCGACCGTGTACATGATAATTGGGGTCGTCTTCTGTAGGTACAAATAGCAGCACTAACGCCACCATATCAATTTTAGTGGCAAGGTCAAGCCCAATATAGCAAGGACGATTCTCAAGCTCTTTGAGTGTTTTGCGTTTAGGAGCTTGCATCCATTTTGTCATGTTAAGCCAAGCATTTTTAGCTCCCACCCACTCATTTAGATGCTTGGTGCGAAAGACGTTTTGCTTGGTGGCACTGTTTTTGGCATCTCTTAGCCTAGCTTGTAAAAATTCAGCCGAAACGGATATGTCAATATTAGGGTTGGCTTTAAGTAAAGCGGTTTCAGATGTCCAGTCGTCATCCACATCTTTGCCATACAAAATCGCCCACAGGTCAGGGATTTGTAACACACCTTCTAACATCTTTTGAGCGTCTTGTATCATCATATGACACGCTCCGCCAATGGTGCTTCCTGCGGTAGTAATCACCAGCATAAGCGGCTGTTCTCTCGCCCCCATACCTGTTTCCATCGTGTCATACAAATCATTATTTTTATGTTCGTGGTATTCGTCCACAATGGCACAGCTTGGGCTTGAGCCATCGCCAGGTTTGCCAATAATTGGTTCAAATCTTGACCCGTCCACTGGTCGGTTCATATTTGAGGCGTTCACCTCAATGCCAAAATGCTCTTTTAGTGCAGGCGTACGCTCTACCATTTTTTTGGCAGGTAAAAATACTTCCCACGCCTGCTTTTCAGTGGTTGCCCCGCTATACACTTCCGCCCCAAATTCGCCGTCTGCACAAAACATATAATTAGCAATCCCTGCAGCAATGGCAGATTTGCCATTCTTACGGCAGACAAAAATTAAAATCTTACGGTAACGGCGTTTGTGGTCGCTTTTTTTAACCCAGCCAAAGGGGATGCAGCAGGCAAATATTTGCCACGCTTCCAAGCGTATTTTTTCACCACTACTTGCCCATTTACCTTTAGTATGTGGCAACAGCTGGATAAATTTAGCGACACGTTCTGCTTTTTTGGGGTCAAATTGATATAAAAAATCCTTGTTTTTACTGGATTTTTTATCATCAAAATGCTTTTGGCACGCCAGTTTAATCCATTTATTAGCGATAATTTTGCCATTTATCACATCACGGGCGTATTTTTCAGCACGCTTTACATTAGGATAATCCGTCATGGGAATTTTCGCTTTGGTTACAAATCTGCAAATGGATTGTTTGTCGCTTCTTTTTGCACCGACCCCGTTAAACGTGTACGACTAGAGGGGTCAAGACCCAATAACGAGCCAAACTGCATCATTTGCTTTTTAGTTTCATTTATTATTGTAAAGGCAGGATTTTTAAAATATTTGCCATTACCATCCATCATTAGCATACCATGCGTTTCAACTTCTGCTTCTGCTTGCCGCCATCTTGCATAAGATACGCAAAACGCCTCAACATTATGTAAATCTACCGCTGTTAAAACCTTTTGATTCAAAAGCTCAGGGACAACCATTTGCCACATCATACGCGCCAAATCAGGTAACCAATCTGGCGGTAAAATATTCACAACTTGATTAAATTGTGGCTCATTTTTATTTAGCGGACGCTTGCCAGCATTACCATTAAGCCGTCTTAAAGCTGTTGGTTTTGGCTTGCGACCCCGTCCGCTTACAGTCGCAATACCGGACATCAGATTTCTCCACTTAAAACAGACACTTACAAACTTTTAATTTTGCGGTTATAAAAATTTTTGTGGGGCGCGGTCATTTGAGATAAAACCTTAGAACTTTTTACCCACCCCCGCCATAAATTTTTATTTTTTATTACTTTCTTTTTGTGTTTTTGCCTTGTGGCAAGTCTTACAAATTGCTTGCAGATTTTCTAAGTCGTCTGTGCCGCCACTGGCTTTGTTTATAATATGATCAATCTCTGTGGCAGGGGTGATACGTCCTAGACACTTGCAAACTTGACACAAATACCCGTCACGCTCTAAGATTTTAGTACGCAACTTTTGCCACGCGTAGCCATAGCCTCGCTCTGTTGTTGTTTTACCTTGTTGTCTAGCTTGCCAGTTGTGGGTCGTACGCAAATGAGCATGATTATCACAGTAACCACGCATCAAACGACTTGATACTAAGCAAGGGCAACCTCTAACCCTACATGGCGTTGATGGCATAATAATCCTCAATAAAAAGGGCTTGGTGTAAGCACTTATGTATTCATTGACCAAGCCACGAACAATACTCCTTACGGTAATGGGTCAACCGCTACTCACTCAATCGCCACCCACTTAATGTACAAAGACGGTGGCAATTGAGCTTTTGACATCTCTCTTTTGGGCGTACCAATAGCCCCGGTCAGATTTTTTACGCTTAGGTGCATTCTGTCGGTGGTCAAACGACAGGCAATAAAAAACCCAATCAACAGATTGGGGCAATTATTAAAAGTGGTTTTTGTTTACACTACGACCACCATGACATAATTATGTCATATCTTGGAATTCCAGTCAATAACCTAGACCTAATTTGTTATGCGTAATAATTGATTTGTACCTAGCAAGTAATAAGTAGCTTGTATTGCTTTATTGATGACTTGGGTATGGGTAAGCCCTCTATTTTTGGCGATGAGACGTGCGGATTTGCCTTGCACTTTATACTCAATTAAGCATTCTATCGTTTCCGCTACTTGTTTGTTTTTAAGCGCCTTACATAACATTGCATTGACTGCATAGGCTTCTGCATCTGTAATTTCACACAGCGGTTTACATTTACCACTTGGCATACTCTTAGCCTCTTGCATTAACCAGTAAATATTATTGATATGCAAGCCATAAGGCATATTTCCGCCTTGAACCGCCTGCCTGTCACACCACAGCCCAAACTGTGTTAGCCACTGTGATACTGTGTATTTATCCCAATTAATTGTACTCATCAACCAACCCATTAAACTTTTCCAAAAACTCTTCCCAATTGATTTTTATTGGGCTTTCATCACCAATCTCCACCCAAACATCACCATTGATGTCTGCCTTATCGCTTAACACCTTAGCAATTTTCCCGTCTTTGTCAATGTATCTACTCATTCTTTAGTCCATATGTTTAAAAGCGCCTAATTTGCATTTTTAGGCATGGTTGTTACTTGGTGGTATAATTTTCATCAATTTTCCCCAAAGTGCGCCTTATACGCTCTTTTACGCATATTAAACTCTCTGTGCTGGTTTAGCCGCGAGATTCGCGTGGAGCCGCGCCAGTTGTTTAGAAATGTATGCGTCATCAACTGGTTTTCTAACCTCTGGCTTTTGACAGTTCGCAACCCCAAGCGAACTAATGCGCTTGTACGCCTCAATGGTCGTTTCTGTCTGTATTTTATAATCTTGCATAATTTGCTTACTCTGCTCTGGTGTATAGCCATCAAAACAGTAAAGCCATTGTTTCTCAAATGTAAACATGGTTTTTGGGTCAAATTCACGGGGCAGTTTCACCCCATCAAAAACATAATAGCCCTTTTCAACTGTTTCATCTGAAAAATCGTGCGAATCGGATTTTACGCTAAAGGAACTATCACTAGCATGGGTTGGTTTTTCGCGTTTTATCCAGTCTATCAGCTTATCCATGCGGATTTGTTCGGTCATCAAATACTTGCCTTGAGCTTCACGATTCACATTGTAACTGACAAACTTAGCAAAGACGGTGTTAAACTCATCTTGTGTTAGCTGCTTGCACCCTGATTGTTGCAAGATTTCAGCTAGCAAATCAAGGCTGGGTGGTTGCCATTGGCTAATGGATTTATTTTTATCAAAACCAGTTGTTGTGTTGTGTGTATTGCTTGGCTGATTTTGTAACGTTTCGCTGTTATACACAACACTACTACTTTTATTATTATGGTTATTATTATGGTTATTAATATTCTCCGGGATTTGAGCGTTGCTTGCGTTGCATGGTGCGTTGCATTCATCGTTGCATTCGCTGTTATTTTGCGCGTTGCATGAGGCGTTAAAATGACTGTTGTATAGACTTCTAATTTCATCAAGTGCCATATTTTTATCAACGTCTAAGCCTTGATTAATAAGGGCTTTAAGCTTTCTACTCTTTTCTGATCGCTCTGTAGAAGTCATCACATAACCGCCTGTGTTGTTATAAATTTTGGCGTTGCTTGCAACGTTGCCCGCGTTACTTTTGGCGTTGCATGGTGCGTTGCTTGTATTATTTTGCGCGTTGCCTCCGTTGCTTGCAACGTTGCCCGCGTTGCATGATTTTTCCATAGCAAATCGGATATTTTTGATTTGCTCATCCCATGTGGCGTGTCTGTATTTTTTGTTGATGATTTTAAATTTGTCTTTGAGTAGCCATTTTAAATCGGTGCAGTCGCTATCGGTACGGCAACCCATTTTAAAGCACAATAAATCAAAATCCATCGTTAAGCTGCCGCTGCTTTTTTGAGCGGTGCTAAAATACAGTGTGCGCAAATCAAGATAAATGGCGCGTTGGTTGCGTGTCATATGCTTGGTATCACTGTCCCAATCGCCAAAGTTATGCGTGATAAAGTGGATATCTGTTGTTGTCATAACGACTCCTAATGGCGGTTTAGATGCCGAGTGCTTGCGTTAAAATCATATTGGTTACTCTTTCACTTGGGTTTGTGTGGGGTTGTTTGATTGTCTTTCTTTAGTTGTCTTAATAAAGCAATACCATTATCAAAAGATAAACGTTTCTTAGTATGACCATTCAATATTTCACTTATTGTGCTTTGAGGAACCCCTGTTATTTTTTGTAATTCTTTTTGAGTTCTTCCTTGAACTTGCAAAAGTTCTTCAACAATATTTTGCCAATTTATCGGTTCATCAATCATAAAAATCCTAAAAAATATAAAATTTATCGGATTATATCCTAAAGCCGATAAATTAACAAGATAATATTTTTTGATTTTAGTAATTACTTGTGTATAATATTGATTAAACGATAAATAGTTATAAATTGATATTAATAAGCTAAATAAGGCAAGCTATGAGCGAACTCAAAGACCGTTTAAAAACTGCAAGGAAAAATGCCAAAATGACTCAGGCACAACTTGCTAAGGCTGTGCCTATTTCACAGGGTACAATATCTGACCTTGAAAGCGGTAGAAACAAAGGCACAGCAAGTTTGGTTAAAATCGCCCAAGCTCTAAAAGTAAACGCTCATTGGCTCGCTACTGGTGAAGGTGAGATGAATTATTGTACAGATATAACCAAAATGCACGGCTATCAAGAAGTGGAACAATGGGACGATAACACGCCTTTGGATGATGATGAAATCCCCATCCCTTTTTATAAAGAGCTTGCCTTTGCTTGTGGTCATGGTGCAGTAAACCCAGATATACACAGCGAACATCGCAAACTGCGTATGGGTAAACACACCCTAAAAAACCTAAACATTGATAAAAATAACGCCTTTGCCGCCACCGCCAAAGATGACAGCATGTCTCCTTATATCCAAGATGGCGATACTATTTGTATTGATAAAGGGCGTACACAGATTAAAGATGGGCGGATTTTTGCTATTAGACATGGTGAATTATTTTTATGCAAACGTTTGTATCGTTTACCTGATGGCGGAGTGCGTATCGTCAGTGATAATCAAGCCGAATATCCTGAACAAATCGTACGCAAATCTGAAATAGAGCAAGGTGATTTTGAAGTGATTGGCTGGGTCTGGAATGTATCCAGACTTGAACGCTGGTAAATATTAAGGAGTGAAATTATGCAAAACAATCTACACATCAGTATTGATGAAGACGAGATAAGAGAGCAAATCAAAGAACATAAAAATCAGTTTGATTTTGATATTAGGGAATATCCTTTGGAAGTTTTGATTCAAAAGTTTAACCCATCACAACAAGAAGATCCAGAAATTTTTATCCCAGATTACCAAAGAGAATTTGTTTGGACGAAGAAACAACAGTCATTATTTATTGAATCTCTTTTAATTGGACTGCCAGTACCTTACATTTTTGTTGCTGATATTGCAGATGAAGAAGAAGATTATGCAGAAGGTAGAATTGAAATTGTTGATGGCGTACAAAGAATGAGTACTATTTATGCCTATATGAATAATGAATTACAGTTGCAAGATTTACCCAAACTAAAATTACTGAACAACAGTTATTTTAAAGACCTGCCTATAGCCAATCAAAGACGTTTTGGCCGTAGCACGATTCGCCTTATTGAGCTTAAAAATATCAATGATGTGGGCAGACGTTTAATGTTTGAAAGATTGAACACGGGCGGTTCAAAACTAACTGATATGGAAGTTCGTCTGGGTGCAAATAGTACCTTTGTAAAATTTATTCGAGAACTAGCTTTAGAAAAGGAAATACGAGATGCTATACCATTATCACAAGAAAAAGAAAAACGTAGAGAAAGAGAAGAGTATATTTTAAGATTTTTTGCATACAGAGAGCGTTATCAAAATTTTGGTAAACGTAATGATGGAACAACAGATAATAGTGTCATCGGATTTTTAAATGATTATATTGATGATACCGATAAAATTTTTAATGATGAAATGGCTACAAACCTAAGACAACAATTTTTTGAGATGCTTAGTTTTGTAAATAATCATTTCTCTTGTGGTTTTCGTAAATCTAAAAATGCCAAAAATGTTACTAGAATTCGATTTGAAGCGATTGCCGTTGGATCAAGTCTTGCATTAGAAGAATACCCCGATCTTAAACCTGAAAATACACAATGGGCATATCATGATTCAGATTTTTTATCAATGATTCGTTCCGATGCAAGCAACTCAAAAATCAAAATAATTAATCGAATTGAATTTGTAAAAAACCATCTATTAGGTAATCCAGATTTAGTAACAACGGAATCATAATGAAGATTGACAATGATTACTTAAGAGAAGTGTATAATGAATTTAATATCAGACTAGCAGAGGCAACAGCTTATATTGAGTTTGTGGCAAACATATCAGAAGCTGATTCTCCTATCATTATTAATAACAAGTCTTGGGTTAAAGAGTCGGATATGATAGCCACACTTCAAAAACATCAAATAAGTACCATTGATAGGCAATTGAGTAAAACTTTGCGTGCTAGCTCTTATTTAGTACTGTACAATCTGTTAGAATCAACTATGAGCGGTGCTATTAATGCTATTCATGAAACCATTAAAAACAGCAATATTGACATTATGGACTTGTCAGAATGTCTGTATGTCATTATACTTACTAATCTACAAAAAGGACTCAGTCAAGAAAAGATTTCCCAAATATCAAAGGAAAATACTGATTACAGAGAGCAAATATTTGAGTTGGGTTATAATAAAAAGAAATTATTTAGTGGCAATATTGATTGTCAAGTCATTAATAGCTATTGTCACAAATATGGATTTAAAGTACACCCATGCAAGGATGATAAAAATCAGCCCATAACATGGGATCCAGAAGTCATAAAACACATCAAACAAAAACGTAATAATTTAGCACATGGTTCAGAATCATTTGAGGATTGTGGTCAAAATATGGCAATTGAACATGTAAGAGAAAATCTCATCCATGTCAAAGCAATACTATTAGGCGTTTTTAATAGCCTTAACCATTATATGGATAATCAAGAATACCTTAAATCAACAAATGGTCAAGAAAACTTAAGCCAACAACCTCCCCCAGCCTAACAGGGACGGCGTTACCTATCATACGTGATATTACTGTTTTATTGATACTTTTAGCAAACACATAATCATGAGGAAAGGTTTGAAAAATTGCCGCTTCTCGAAGTGAAATAGCTCTATCTTGTTCGGGATGACCAAACCTACCATTGCCAAAACCAGTGCATAAAGTGGTCATGGTGGGGGCTGGCTTATCCCAGGACATACGCCCATAAACACCTGAGAAAGTTTTTCCAGATGGTTTTTGATGACATTCTGCAATAAGCTCATTAGACCAATCACGCCATGTTCCTCCTTGCTTGGATGCCTGAATACGTTTTAAATTTAAAGCACTTAACTTTGCACTACGATGTAATGGATCATGTTTATCTGTTTCACCTGCTTTAATTTTAGGCAGATTCCCAATAGCTTCTTTTACGGTTACAGGGGTTTTATGTGTGGGTTGTATTAAGCTCACCCTGCCAATACGACTGGCAAGCAAAACATGGCGTTTACGGTTTTGCGGCACTCCGTACTGTACACACTCAACTTTTTGAGCAGAAACCTGATAACCTAAAGACTCTAATTTACCAACAAAATCATGATATACTTGATATTTAACAACACTTGGTACGTTTTCCATAGTAACTAACTCTGGCAAAACCCCTTCTATCAATCGAGTAAAATGATTTAATAATGGATACTTTTTATCTTGAGTTGTGTCATACCCATTATTATATGTTGAAAAAGGCTGACATGGAGCACATCCTGCCAGCAATCGTATAACATTTGGCGAGTAATGAGCTTTTATTTCGTCTACACTTACATCAGCAACGTCTTTGAAAACAAAAACTGCCTTATTATTATACTCATAACCAAATTGACAGGCTTTTTCTATATCATAACCTGCTTTAACTATAATACCAGCTTTAATTAATCCAGCCGTTAAGCCACCAATACCACAAAATAAATCTACTGCTTCAATTTTCATCATAGACTCCTTATTAATTGTTTTTTAAAGTATAAAATTTATATTCTAACTAAAATTAAGGTAATCATACTATAGTTTTTTCTAAAAATCGATAGCAAATAATTAAATTTACAAACCACCCCAACGGGTGTTTTTTTATTATCTTAAAAATCATGTGGTTGTAAATTATATTATTAATTTTAGGATATTTTAACTTTACTTAATATCGGTTTTAGGATATTATACCCACATTACCAACAAATGGAGTCATCCTATGATGCAATTTTTACAATCCTCCAAATTCACCAGCTTTATTATTGGTGCCATTATCGCCCTATTTGGCTTTGTGCTTGGCTTATACACCCAAGCCATTAAAACCCAAATTCAGTGTGATACACGCCAAGAGTCGCACCTTTTAACCAAAACCGTCATTTGCAAAACCACTCATAAGGAGTAACGCCATGAAAGACACAACCATCATCCATGTTGGAATCAAAATCAAAGCAAAAACGGCTGATATTGCTTATCAAAATGCGCAAACTTTCAACAAAAAATACCTAAACGGCACTATGAAAGCGATTATTGTTGATGAGATTGACCGCCAAACATTTTGGGTAACTTTAGCACCCAATGAAAAAATGGCAACCGCCAAGCATTATGAATACTTAGAAGACAATGGATTTGTAGTAAAGGCGGAGTAAAACCATGATAAAAGCAACAAAAACTGCTGACTTATCCCGTCTTGACTGGTTACGCTTACGCCAAACAGGTATTGGCGGGAGCGATATATCAGCAATTATGGGCATTAATCCTTATAAAAGCGCTTACGATTTATACTGCGAAAAAACAAGTCAAATCGCTGACAGCAATGTTTCTGAAGCAGCGTATTGGGGGATATTGCTTGAAGATGTAGTTGCCAAAGAATACGCCAAACGCAACGAAGTTAAAGTGCAAAGAGTGAATTACCTGATTCGCCATGAAAAGCACGATTGGGCAATTGCCAATATTGATAGAGCCATTGTTAATAAAGAAATTGCAGGAAATGTACGCATTAAAGACGGCAAATTGACCACTGACAAATTGCTAGAAGTCAAAACAGCTAGCGAATACGTCAAAAAGAATTGGGGTGATGAGCATACAGACCAAGTGCCTGACCATTACAACTTACAGTGTCAGTGGTATATGGGCATTACCAAGGTTTACAAATGCGATTTAGCACTTCTTTTGGGTGGCAATAAATTCAAACAATATCACATTGATTTTGATGAAGAGTTATTTGAAATGATGCTAGAACAAGCTGAGGATTTTTGGATCAATCATGTATTAGCAGGCGTACCACCCACCGCAACCACTTTGCAAAACGTACGCCAAAAATACCCAAAAGCTGATATAGATAGCACGCTTGATTTACCAAGCAATGACAATCAAATTGATGTGATTGATACTTATTTTAACTTAAAAGATGAGGAAAAACAGTTGCAAGATAGGCTCGCCAAAGCCCAAGTTGATTTGATTGAACTGGTGGGCAATCACGAAGCATTGGCGATTGATGACGAGGTTATTTTGACTTATAAAAACCAAAAAGGGCGAGAAACGTTTGACAAAAAAACTTGCTTAAAATCCCATCCAGAGCTCGCCAATATATTTTGTGAATTTACCAAAACATCTCAACCTACACGCGTTTTACGGCGTTTAGTTGCTTAATTTTTAATCGTTTTAATCATTATAAGGAAATTTTTATGAACGAAATTATCAGCACCAACCCAACTCAACCCATGAATGAATCCTTAAGTCAAATCATGTTTAATGATGGTTTATTTGCTAAGTGCGAACGTTTAGCGCAAATCATGGCATCAGGTTCTTGCACCATTCCCAAGCATTTACAAGGCAAAGTGGGCGATTGCTTTGCCATTATTGGACAATCCTTGCGCTGGGGCATGGACCCGTTTGCTGTTGCCCAAAAGACCCATTTAGTCAATGGCACATTAGGCTATGAGGCACAATTAGTAATCGCCGTTATTAACGCCAGAGCGCCAATTGTCAGTCGGTTAAAATTTGATTATTTTGGTGACTGGTCCAAAGTCAAATCCAAAGATGATAAGTCTGACAATGTTGGTGTGGTTGTATCAGCCATCATGCAAGGCGATACAGAACCAACCACACTATCCATCAGTATGGCACAAATTGGCACAGTGCGAAACTCGCCACTATGGACAGCCGACCCGCGCCAACAGCTTGCCTATCTAGGGGCAAAACGTTGGGCGCGCTTATATTGTCCTGATGTGATTTTGGGCGTTTACACACCCGATGAGCTTGCCGATAGATCAAGCGAACCTAATCTAGTTGCTCCAGAGCCTGCCAAAAATAGTGGCAGCCAGTCTATCAAAGAGCGCATCAAAGCCAAACGTCAAACCGCTGAAGAGGTACAGGCAATCGAATGTTATGACATCAAACCAGTCATCAAAAAGATTGCCAACGCTACAGATTTGGCATCCATCAAAGATATTGGTCATGAAATTAAGGCACTAAAAGATGATCCAAATATCAATCTATGTGGTGATGATTTAGAAATCATGCGTATTGCTTACAAGTCAAGATGCACATTTTTTGAGCTATCGGACTTGATTGCAAATATAACACTAGATACAGCTCAAGTCGTACGTCAAGCATTATATGACAAACAAAACGATTTGACCGCCGATGAATTTGAGATTTTGGACAATAATCTAGACTATCAACTGCATCAATTAGCAGGTAATCATTAAAATTTTATAAGGCAGGCAGTATCTACCGCCTGCTTTATCATGACAAAAGTGCTAGAAGCTTATAATGACGAGTTGTTTTTAGGACGGAGCTAATATGAATGAAATTGATACAACAACTATGCTATTTTTGCGATACAAAAAACCAATAGTTGCACTAAATACCATCGTTGCTGACTATTTACCACATCTAAATGAAAAATCAGCACGCAGACAAGCCAACACCTGTTCTCTACCCTTTCCTGCTTTTCGCACGAGCAACAGCACCCAGGCGGAATATTTTGTTAATATTAGCGATTTGGCAATGTGGTTAGAAAAAGAGCAGGAACAAGCGCGGCAAGACTGGCAAGCGATGAATTCATAAGATGAGCAGACTACGTTTTTTGTAGTCTGCTTTTTTGCATCATATTTGCAACTCAATTATGATAATATTAAATAATTATTTGATTTTTAATAATTATTTTAAAATGTTGCTCCAACCCGCCATAGGTGCAAGTATCAAGCGATTGTTGATTTTTAAGCTGCCAATGTACAAAGGCTTAAGTAAATCATGTTGGTTTTTTATTAAGTTTTTTGTCAT